TGAGGTGATTACGCAGGTTATCATCCGTATCCGTATCCACTTCGTTGATTAAAGAGGTAAATGCGTTTTCGTCGATATCCTCGTCCTCGCTGTCCGTATCGCTTGGGTCAATAAGAAGAACCTCCTCCTCACAAGAGCGGTTTATTTGTGGATTTTTAGCCATGTTTGAAAATCGCTGATTGTTGGTTAATCCATCGTCGGTAGACGATTTCGTGTCCCGCAGACAGAACCCTGTGTCTCGTGACCCTTCAGTGGTAACAATAGGGTTCGTTGGGCAAGTGCTCATATTAATATTATATTTTATTTAAAATTCGATGTATGGGGGAGGGAGATTTAATCAGTTGAGCCGATTTTACTTACGAGGTAATGTCGTTTTCTAAATAGTTCTAGATATTTCTAGATATTTCTAAATATTAGTTTTGAATGTCTTGCGCCTCTTCGAAAAACCACCTGCTCGATAGGTATCTTGGGGCGGTCTTAGTTAAAGATACGGTTTTACTTTTAAGATTCGGTCCATTTGAGACGAGGTCATATATTTGTGCGGTTCCAATGGCCGAATTAAAGTAGCGAAGCTCGGAGGTATACCCATCGAATCCGCCGTTCATCGATAGATAGACGTCCTCGTAGTTCTGTTTTGCGGTCCCGCTCAACATATGTCTTTTCGTAAGCGTGCCGTTAATATATACGTCGAGTTGATTTTGTTTGTTAAGTCTAATAATGACGTTAACCCACTTACCAATCGGAAGACCATTGATGACGATATCATCCTCAATCTCTTCGTACGTGTTCATCTTGAGGAGGAGGTCGTTGGAAAGTCCGTCGCTACCCTGGTCTATGTAAAGACCGGGCGCATTGTTAGGGTGATATGTTCCCTCGCTGGTCTCAGTTTTCTTGTCCGTCCCCTTGTGGAATATATGCTTGTATCGTTCGGTGCCGGATTGAAATGTGGTACCCTCTACAAAAATCCAAAGCGACCACGTGAATTCCATCCCATGATGCTGGTTATCGGACCTGATTATTGATACAGCTCCCTTAATACGCGGGTTCTGTGGTATTACCATCATTTTAGTAGCGTCGATCATCCCGTCTAACAATATTGGATTCTCGGAGGGCGTAAAATACCACGCCAGCATCGCCGTTCCCACGCGAAGAACAACTATAAATACTAAAAGAACCATCACTAGAAAGGCAAACTTAGCAACAAGCGAGTTTGCCTGATAAAAAGCGCCCATCGCACCATAACTAAAATTTTGTGATCCATATCCAACCATCTTATATATTATATAACATAAATTATATAACATATATTGTCACGTAATGTAAGAAAGAGGGCGCAGGTGGCAATGTCTAAAGTTTTACATCTCAAATCCACCAGTTACCTCATTGTCGCGTAATACCTGAATCCGAAGGCGGTATTTGTTGAATAAGTTCCCTAACATACTGCCACCATAACCCTTCTTGTATATATTATACGCCTCTTGAGGATTAGTGGGTCCCGGACTGTAAAGGAAGTTGGTTGTCCAACCGCTAAAACCACCGCCAGGTGTGATTATGACCTCTCCACCGACATCTGGCATAGGGAGGTTGGGTAGCACATCAGTTTTATATAGCTTACCATTAAGGTATATGTCAATGGTTTTGCCGTATGTGCTAATGGTTAGATTAACCCACTTTTGTAGCGGAATATTGTAAACGGTCGTATCATGATAGCCACCGCCACCTGTCTGCGAATCTGGTTCGGTGCCTATAGGAAAGTGTTTCACGGTGACGATTATATTGTTTTCAGTTTCGCCTAAACTAACATTTATACTTTCATTGTCACCATCACCCCTTTTAAGTATTATCTTATTCTCACCATATCTTTTATTCCAATCGTTAATGTAAAACCACATTGAATATGTGTAATTACCTGCCTGTGTGTTTTCGGGTAGGTCGTCCGACGAAATTGTGTGTTGAATCGTTCCGCTCGACATGGAAAGCAATTTTTTAGTTTTTTTAAAATACCAATTGACGATAAGGTATACGATGAATAACAGAACCATAGCCTTGAGTATAGTTCTTAATATTCCACCTTGACCATAATTCATATTTCCATAATTACCAAATGAACTGAAATTATTCATCCCAAACATATCTATATAATGTATCATAAGAAATTATCTAAAGTAAAGGGGGGGTTAACTCACTAAGCAATTTGTAATTAATGTCAATCTCTCCCTTACTTAATATTCGGTCGTAGTATACCACATTACATATGCCTCCCTCAATGCCTCTATTGGCACCGGCACTAACAACGTCAAATTTCATATACGGAGATACGGTGCCCTTGGTTCCGACCAGAACGCCATTCAAGAATACGTCCATATACCCCGAATCATAATTTATTACTATATTGTTCCACTTTTGTAATACTATATCGTTCGTGATAAAAACATCGAAAGTTTTGGACCCTGTTGAGGCTGGTTCTGTAGGACTCTGCTTGCCGTGGTGTTCTTCGAGATTGGCATCGCGCGAGTGGGGGTGCATATGATGGCTCAACTCCGTTTGTATTCTTAGCGTATTTGTAGAGACGTTAAACTGGATTTTTGGTTTATTGGAGTAGTTTATGATATCCGTGAACTCATTGGCGCTCGCGCGCATATTAGGAGCCATACCGTATATGTTGAACCACGATGAAATGGAGTAGCTGTAATTGAATACGTCGCCCGTGTTATCGGCTGGGTTCAGATTCTGGTATGTCCCCAGCTCATACTTGTTGCTTAGGTATTTTGGCTCTCTTAGAAGAATTTGTCCGTCGTGTGTAACTAATTTCTGGTAGATGATTGGTAATACGTAGCTCACGCCGATGAATACGACCTCGCCGCCTAAAATAAGCCATTCTGTTTTCGTTGTTATTTTCCATTGGGCTTTGATGAATTCTACGGTGTCAATCAGAATACACGGTATGTAGAGAAATATATCTATCAGCAATTTGAGGAGGCGATTATTTTTGCCTGGAATGTCTTTTGCGTTGGTTTTGAATTTTTTGTATAAAATATAGCAAATCGCTACTACTCCAGTGACAACTACCGCCTTAAAAATAAACGCTGTAATATTAGTAATCTGTGGAACGCGTTTAATAATCCAAAGACCAAGCAGAACCACCCCAACAATAGCGAGGGCGAGGGCGATTAGAGAGAAAAACTTTTTCACGAAGTTTTTCCAGAGACTTTTATCGGTGGTTAGTCCAAGCGACTTTCTATGGTCGATGAAGAAATATGTAATAAACATTAAGAAAAATATAAACAATACACCCATAGTAACGTGTAGTGGTTTGTCCGCATATAAATCGTATGGGTCTCTTAATACAATGACCAGAATTAAAATGACAAATATAATACTTTGTAGAATCGCGTAATTAAAAGGCTCCGTCGTAAATTTTTTAACGAAGGTAGAAACCTTAGAAGCTGATTCACTTATTTTAGGCGGAATCTTAGCTGCCTTTTCTTTTAATTCTATTACTATTTCGGTGAATAAACCTGTTGTCATAGTTATAATAATTAAATATTTTATAAATTTTCGGTGGTTTATAAATTCTCCATTGCGGTTTTCTCTCCGTGGCAATCCCTACATAGCGCTACTAAATTGTCAACGTGATTAGAACCACCATATTCTAATCTGGTTTTGTGGTCAACCTCGAACCAAGCTGGCAACTGCCGTTTACATTTCCCACAAGTCCACCCTTGCTGTGAAGCAACATATTTCTTCTTCGTCTCGCTTACACTACGCTTCGTGGATTGCTTTCCCGAGTTCATCATGCGTTTTTGCTGCGGTGTTATATTTCCTTGCCCCTGCTGTATCGGGTGGCCCTGTATCGGATTCGCAAATCCTTCTTTGGTCATATTAAGCAACGGGGTTAGTAAATCGCCCGCCTCCTTATCTATCGGCATATGCTTAATAAACCCGTTTGCGTGCGATACTAGCGATTGGCTTTGTCCTGGGAATTTCTTAAGATATGCGTAGGCGGATATTCCAGCAAACGCAATCCCCGCCATTTGATAATATTTTTTCCACGACTTTAGTAGCTGAACGTATTTCCCGTCGTAATATGTGTTGGCAACAAAAAAAGCTGTTATTGCTATAATAAGGAGTTCTATTTTCATATTATAATATTGAAATAAAAAATATTATACTATATTCGTTTTACCTTTTTACTTTTTACTTTTTACTTTTTACTTTTTACTTTTTGCTTTTTACTTTTTGCTTTTTACTTTTTGCTTTTTACTTTTTGCTTTTTACTTTTTACTTTTTATGGTTAAATAAAATCGCGCGCTTAAAGGTTGGACCGATTAAACCACGGAATGCCGGACCTTTCGGATATTGACCG